TTAACTCAACGTAGTAATCAACGGACGCAGGGTCGTACCCTTCTTGCGTTAGTTGTCGATCTATCTGGTTTGCAATAACGCTGTTTTCATCACCACCATTAGGGTTGTACCAACGGTTGTGCTCAATCCATTGCTTTGCCATAGCCGCGACCCGAGGGTCTGGCATTGGCGCTGCGGCTTGTTTAGCGTGATCTTCCTTAGCCGTTACAAGTTGTCTTTTAGCGTTTTCAAGTTCTTGAATTTTAGCTTTGGCTTGGTCGCGCACATTTAGCGACAAAATAAATTGAGACGCATTGCCTGTTTCATTGGCCACGGCCAATAATTGTTCAGCATCTTCAATATCACGACGTGTTTCGTCAATTTGTCGATCTAAAGCATTTTCATTTTGGCTTAGCGAATTGCTTTCAACCGCCGTTAGGCGGCGCATAAGAAGTTCGTTCTGCTCGCGAAGAACTTGAAGTTCGTGTTGAGTAGCCGCTTTAGCTAGTTTTTGAAGCTCACGCCGCTTAGCGCGCTTCTTACGGTTCGGCGAAGCGTTTTCTAAAGAAACGCCGCTTTCATCATCATCATCATCGTCATCGTCATCTGCGTCCGATATGCGAGCGTCTTCTTGCAAATCGTCGGTATCAGGTCCAGAAGACTCTGAAGACGGGTTTTCGATTTTCGAATTAGGTATGTCATCGGTTTCTACAATGACATAATCCTTATCGTCTTCGTTTTCTTGTAATACATCGATAGACATCGCTCTTCCTTTTCAATTGGCAGCAATGGGTTACAGGTAAGCTTTTACAGCTAACGGATCTCCAGTGTACTTGCCGACCAGATCGAGGTCATTAAAAATGACCATGACCGCTTCGTCATTTACGCCGTCGGTTTTTTGTTCGGTTTTTACCGTCCAACGGTCCCCGCCGTATTTAGGGACTCTTACAAAATCCCCCTCGTTGCACCAGTGTCCTTCAGGCCAGTATTCTAGCGTGTTACGGTTTTTGAACGCTAGCGGACCAACCTTTATGACCTTTGCAACTTGGGTGTTGTAATGTTCAGTTTCTCTTGCTTCTGCAATGACAATAATTCCGCCGCGCGTCTTGGTTTTTGGGGTGCGAATTTGAACCAAAACGCGGGAACCAAACGGCTCTACGCCTGGATCGGCAGCGGGAAAAGCTTCGTCAACGCTATCGTAAAGGTATTCAATCGTGTTTGCAATTTCTTGCATGTATTTGCTCCTTGTAAGTTTATAAATCGAATTTGCCACTTTCTTCGTCAGCTAGGGTTTCCGTGATCAAATTTATTGCCATGGTTAGCCCGGCGTACACCCCCACGGCACGTCCCAAATCGTAGGACTCTTTACCGGGGGGGTGCGATAGTGTTGCGGACGCAAATTTCTTTTGAAGGTCCTCCAGCATCCGCACTAAAACTTCTACTCTCATGCCGGGGTCTTTTTGCTTGACTCTTTAGACGCGCCAATGGGTAGGCCCATAGCTATGCGCTTGTGCTGATTGATGGGTCCTGAAGGAACGCCTTTAATCTTTGGGTTTTTAGCCATGTAACTGTCTCCTTACGGTGTAGGGTTGGGGTTGGGATTTTGGGGGGCATCTGACGAAGCATTGCCGTTCGCCAAATCGAGTAGCGCTAATTGCATCGCCGTATTGTTGTCGGCGGTGTTCATAGCAATGCGCGCTTGCATTTCGCGTTCGGACCTTGCGGTCTCGGCTTGCTGACGCAGTTGTTCTTGTTCCATTCCTGCCGCAAACTCTGCTTGCTTTTCGGCGGACGCTGCTTGCGTTTCCTGCTGTTGCTGTTGCTGTTGCAGTTGCAGTTTCTGGCTGTCCAGCGCCACCTTTTGCGCATTGGCGTCTCTGCGCATTTCGATGTCGGCCATAGCCGCAGCAGCCGACGGGTCTTGCGGCGGAGGGCCGAGCAACTTGGCCACAGCTTCTTGAGATTGTTTGATGACTGGGTGTAAAATTGCAAAAGCTTCCTGAGCGCCAGAAACTACAGACAACGACGCTTCAGCTAGTGCGGCCTCCATAGCGCGTTTGGCTTCAGGCGTTTTGGTTTGCTTCACCAAGTCCGCGTAATTTCCTGCGTAATCCTTAACCAGGTTCATGACCTCAGTGGCGTACCATAAAGCCATGTGTTCCTTGATATGATTTATCATAAGAGGCGTAAAGGTGGGCGACATAAGGTCGCTAGCGCCTAGCGCTGGGCTAGTCATGTAAGCTAGGTGGGCTTTTAGATGTGAAATGTGATCTTGCTCTTGAAAAGCTTGCACATTTTGACCCAGCGTAGCTAAAACATTTTCTTCGATAGGGTTTTTCTCTTCGGGAGACACGTTGGGCGCTAGCAAGCTTTCAGCATCTGGTATTTTTAACGTTGCTAGGATGCGTTGTTCAACTTTGCGTCTGTCGTAAAGATCAGGAGCAAGCTGAGCACGCTGCGCAACGGCCTGAACCTGTGCAAAACGCTGCGCTTCGCTAAAAATATTAGGGTCAGAAATTGGAACTACGTCCATAGGGCCTAAAAAGTCGGAACGTTTGGCTAATTCTTCGCCAATTTCGTCCACTTCAAGCATGTCGCTAAGATACAGTCCGTTTAACCGATGCAAAATACGCATCAATCGGCCCATAGCGTCGTGCAATCGGGCGTGAATGGCGTTAAACACCACCATGCCTTGCTCAATTTTAGCCAAAGTCGTGCCGACAGGCGCGTTTTGATTGTTGTCGGCCACGTTGTCCATTGTTGTGCGAACTGCGCTTTCGGCATTTTCAACCAAAAAACCCAGCAATTGGAACAGCACCGGACTGGGCTGGTTAAAGGGTAACGGCATCGCAATTTTACGAATGTCGTCAATGTTTAAAGGTGCTTCAATTTCGGCAACTTGCGTAGGTTGAAGGTTGATGCTTTGCCCGCCCTTTGACGCGCCTTTCATAGACAGCATAGTTTGGCTGTTGCTAATGTGCGCGCTATCGAGCAAGGCGCGCAAAGCGCCTGTAGCGGCTGCCGACAAACCGCCGATCATGTGAGTAATGCCGATTGGGTACGCCCCGCGCCAGGGCACAAATGGAAACTCAACAACCCATTCTAACTGCTCGCGGGTATCGTCTTCTTCTGCCCAGTTGCGATAAATGGACAAAACTTCACGAGTGTATTTGTCGATTGTAATTATGTAAGGCGAGGGGCCGTATTCGTCATTTTCAATTTCCGCGTATGCAAAAATCTCAAATACGGTGCGCAATCCGTCTGAATTAAATGGGTCGATTTCGCGGCCTTCCACCTTGTCGTTAGCTTTGGCGGATTTAGTTTGATCTAATATTTCGGATGACTGAAGCAAATCGGCGTCGCGATACATGCCTGATTTGACGCGCTGATCGTAGCTCAATTGAGTTAGATATTGAACGTGCGTTTTGCGTTGCGCGCTATAGAAATTAGTGGCCGCATAAGGCAGCAACATTTCGTCGATAGCTACAAACAGAAACTCAGGTCGGTTTCTAGCGCTATCCCACGTAACCTTCATATATTGCGCGCCACCCAACGGAACTTGGGTCAAAAGCTGTTCTAATTCGGCGCGAAAGTTTTGGGATTGTGTGGTGAACTGCCAGTTCATAAACTCGGCTTTGCGTTTAGCCTTATCCGAACGCTCTTTGGTCATAGCGCCAATAATTTTAGTTTTTACAGGCCCGTCTGGGGGAAACAATTCCTTTATGGAGCGGCTGGAGAAATCTACACAAGCTTTGGTCAACATTGGGTGTACAACTTTAGACGCGCCTGAAAACTGCGCGCCGCCGGGGGCGTCATCGCCCAAACCTGTGCGGCGAATGCCTTCTTCGTATTGCACATCGCGCTTTTCGCGCGCCTTTGCATCTTTTTCTATTAAACTAAGAAAATCCGTTGCTAACGTTTTTAAAGTTTCTTGCGGCAAGGTTTCTGCAAGATTGGAAACGTGTTCTTCAGTTTCCGAAAATAGCTCGCTATCTTCGTCTTCCAAAGCAACCAGTGCTCCGCCGTCGGGCGTGTCCGTTACGCCGTCCAGGCTTCCCGCGCCATTATCTAGGTTTTCGCTTTCTGAATTTTCATCGTCGTTCATGCGGTTTTACCTTAAATAGCGTAGGGGTTGACGACAACACTAGGCGGTTTGATTTCCGCGTGTTCGTTGTTCTTTGAGCGTTTTACATCAGAAAGTAGGTTCTTGTCCATGCATAGCCTTAAAGCTTGGCTTATTGTGTCCACATAGTCGTCATGTTTAATGCTGCCTGTGCCTGTAAATGAGCACAGTTGCGCTAACAAAGGTTCTACCCAAGTTTTAGGTTTACCTTTGCGATTTTCGCTTTCAGGTATCCAAACTTGGCCACGTGCAAAAATATGGCTGACCATATGTAACCGCGTTAGCTTATCCGCGCGGCCAGGATTGTATGCGTATGCCGATATGCCTTCACGGTCTAGCATTTGCCGTAAGCTTATACCGCTGCCTTTGTCTTCTATA